CGAGGGATCGTCAGCGCGACGCCGATCGGCGCGGTGGCGGGGCTGCGGTCCGACGACCCGGTCGGCGAGGCGCTGATCAAGCTCGAGGAGGTGTACGAGGCGCGCGCCCCCGTCACCGTGCGCACGTCGGTCGACGAGTACGACGACATGCTCATGCAGGAGCTGACGATCCCGGCCTCCGTGCGGGTCGGCGACGCGGTCGAGTTCACCGCTAGATTCGTCCAGGTCGAGCGCGTCACGAACGAACGGACCACCGTCCCGGTCTCGCTGCCGATCGCGTCGGCGAGGTCTCGCCAGGGTGTGAAGCGTGGCAAGGCCTCCGGGGGTACGCGGTTCGACGCCACGACCGGCGAGCAGTTTGATCAGGACCCGATCGGGGCGAACCTCGACGACCAGGCGGCGCTGCGGTCGACGCGCGCGCAGACCGACAAGGCACAGGGCACCGACGATCTCTCCGACGTCTGGATCGCCACGAGTAGACTATGATCGAGATCCCGCTCACCGTCCCCGTCCTTCCGCGCTCGACGTTTTCGATCGAGCTCGCCGGCGTCGTCGCTGCGTTTGAGCTGCGGTGGAACTCGACCACCTCGGCGTGGTACCTCGACGCACGGACGCCCGCGGGCGTCGACGTGCGGCTCGGGATGAAGCTCGCGGTCGGCCGGCCGATCGGCTGGCGCTCGCTCGACCCCCGATTCCCCCTGAACGGCTGGCTCATGCTCGTCGACACGACCGGCGCACAGGAGGACCCCGGGTTCACCGACCTCGGTACGCGGCACCGGCTACTATTCGTCGACCGGTCGGATCTGCCGCGGCTGCCGGTCGCCGTACAGCGCGTCGCCAACCCCCGCGCGTTCGTGCCGACCGACGGCCCAGACAGCGTGTACGTTCCACAGATCGCCGCGCACTGGGAGGCGCTCGGGATCCCGGCGCCGACGCGACAGTGGTCGACCCAGGTCGCGAGCGGAGATCTCACGGCGCTGATCGGGTCGGGCGACATGATCGCGTCCGGCGGGTCGCTCTTGTACGAGCAGTCGGCCAGCGGATGGGAGCAGCTGCTCGTGGCATCTGGGAGTTCCAGTCAGTTTTCCGCGTCGAACTCGGCGGGGGCGGGGGAGAGGTTCGCCGCCATCTGTTACGCCCGGTCCGGGGATATCTCCGGGAACTTGTTTTTGTCGCTCGGCGCTGGAACCGAAGCCGGCGCGCGGACGCGTTGTGTTACTCGAGGACCGCGGAGGGACTACTACGGAATCGGCCAACAACCATGCCGGCGTCGTCCGCCCTTACCTCGTGGTCGCCGAGCGCGATCTGTCGACTCAGTTATTCCACCTCTACACCGACCTCGAGCAAGTCGACGAGTCGTCGTCGGGGGGAGCAGGCGGCGCGGTGATGGGTGACTTCCGGTTCGCGGCCGGTGGGTCACAGAACTCCAACCTCCGCGGCCCCGTCGTCGCGTACTGGGACGGCGACGGAGTCGACGCCCTCGAGTCCGCCGGGATGCTCGACGAGGCCATGCTCGAGACCCTCGGCTGGGAGATCCCGTACTAATGGGCGAGCTGTTCAACCGCCGCGCTGCTGTCGCCCTCACACACGACGGCGCGTCGACGATCGTCCGCGATCTCCGCGTCGCGTTCAACGTGATCCAAACCCTCGACCCCGAGCCGAACGAGGCCAACGTCGAGATCTACGGGATGTCCGAGGCGAGCCGCGCTGCACTGCCCGAAGACGGCGTCCGGTTGACGCTCGACGTCGGGTACGGCGACGACCTCGCCCGGCTGTTTGCCGGTGACGTGATCTTTTCGTCGACGCGGTTCGAGGCGCCCGAGGTCGTCACCGAGATCCAGGTACAGGACGGCGTCCGTGGCCGTCGCGCCAAGATCGCCAAGACCCTCCGCCGTGGGGCGCCCGCCCGCCGCGCGCTGCAAGAGCTGCTCACCGCGATGGGCGTGACCGCGCCAGCCGACGTGCTCGCTCGCCCGGAGCTGGCCCGGCCCTACCTCGCCGGGATGACCCTGACCGGTGACGCCGGCGACCAGGTGACCAAGCTGATGCGTCGCGTCGGGCTCGAGTGGACGGTGGTTGACGGCGAGCTGCTCGTGCTGTCGTCGACCGAGACCCGCGGCGAGGCCGTCGTGATCTCGCAGGACACCGGGATGATCGGCTCGCCGTCGGTCGGCCCGCCGGACAAGAAGGGCGGTCCGAAGGTCGTCAGCGCGAAGACGCTCGTCGACCCGCGCGTTCGCCCCGGCGGGCTCGTGATGATCCGCTCGCGCACCGTCGAGGGGCTCCACAAGGTCGTCCGCTGCGAGCACGCCGGCGACACCCACGCCGACCCGTGGTACACTACGATCGAGGCGAACCCTCGATGAGCACGCCTGTCATTACCACCGCGATCCGCGCTGCCCTCGCCAAAGCGGGGGCGGCCACGATGGTCATGCGTCCGGCGCGCGTGACCGCCTTTCGCGACCCGGCGACCGTCGACGTACAGCCGCTCGGGCTCGACGTGGTCGTCGAAAATGTCCCAGTCGTGTATCCCGGCTCGGGCGGCGTGCGGGTCCGCTTCCCGATCGCCGCCGGCGACTCGATCATGCTCGTGTTCGCCGACATCGCGATCGACGAGTGGCTCGCGTCGGGTCGCTTCGAGGCGCCCGCGGACCCGCGGTCGCACGACGTCACCGACGCTGTCGCGATCCCCGGACTGCTGCCCGGCGGCAAGGGCAACAAGGCCCCGACGATCGAGTTCACCGGGTCCGGCACGATCGAGATCGGTGGGTCCAGCGCGCTCGTGACGCTGGCCGAGTTCAACGCGCACACCCACCCGGTCCCGGGCGTGACCACCGGCGCCGGCGCGACCACGAGCTCTGCGCCCGCGCCGATCGCCCTCGGGACCACGATCCTAAAGGGGGGCTGAATGTCCGCGTTCACCCTCGACGACGGCGACCTCGCTGACCCGGTCGTACTCGTCTCCGGGCTCGACGCGATCCTCCAGGGGATCGAGGTCCGGCTGCGGATCGTGCGCGGCGAGTGGTTCGCAAACCAGCGCCTCGGGTTGCCGTACTACCCGAACGACATCGTCGCGGACGCGGACGCGATCCTCGGCGGCAAGGCGACGCGGACGCGGCTCACGCGGATCCGCCGCCAGGTCGTCGAGATGATCAAGAGCACGCCCGGCGTCGACCGAGTCGTCGAGGTGACGCTCGAGCTCGACGGCCGTAACCTGTCGATCGGGTACACGGCGATCGCCGGCGACGAGGTGGTGACCGGTGCCGTATAGCCCGCCCGCGTACGCGGACCTCCGCGCCGATCTCGTCGACCGCGTACGCGCGCGCGTCGACGGCGACCTCGATACGTCCGACGGCGAGCTGCCCGGGCAGTTGACCTCGTTGGCGTCGCTGGCGCTCGCGGAGGCCCACGAGAAGATCGCCGAGTTCGTTGACGCCCGCGACCCCGACAACGCCGCCGGAACGGCGCTCGAGACCCACGCCGTCTTTGCCGGGCTCGAGCGGGCGTCCGGCGAGAAGGACGGCACGCTCCGGCGACGGCGCGAGGACGAGCTGTCAAAGCCGATGGCGACGTCACGCGATGAGTTGTGGCAGGCGATCACCGAGATCGACGGCGTGTTCGATGTCGTGATCATGACCGACCCCGACACGGCGTACCTGGCGGCGATCTACACGATCTATGATGACGCCGTGTCGACGCCGGAGACGGCGATTGCCGAGGCGCTGCTCGAATGCCTCCCGGCCGGGACGCAGCTCACCGACCCGGGGACCGCGACCACCTGCCAGGCGACCGACTCCCAGGGCGTGACGCAGTCGTTTGACGTGCAGAATCTCGAGGGTGCCGACGGCGAGATCACGGCGGTCCTGGACATCACCGTAATCGTGCCGAACGTCGACGACGTGTCGGACGCCGAGGTCGCCGCCGCGGCGATGCCTCCGGACGTCGACTCGTTCGACGAGGGCGAGGCGCCGGCCGACGCGGCCCTCGTGCTGAACACCGGCGCGCGGAACACGCGATTCGGGTACCCGATCACCAGGGCCGACGTGACCCGGCGCATCTTCGCGGCGCTCCCACAGGTGCTCGACGTCGCCGTGCTCACCACGTCGCTGGCGCTCGACGTCGACGTCCCGCTCGGCGAGACCGAGGCGGCGCTATGGTTCACGCCGAACTTCACGATCACGGTGACGGCGGCATGAGCATTGTAAAGCCCACGGACCTGCTATCGGAGCTGGTCGGCGACATGCCGATCGCGGAGGCGAACCTAGGCCCGCTTCGGATCATCTGCGAGGAGTTCGCCGCCATGCTCGAGGAGGTGTACGACGCCGCGATCGCCGCGGACGTACCGCTCGAGGAGGCCGAGGGGATCATGCTTGACGCCCGGGTCGGGTTGACGGGCGTGCTGCGCCTGGCACCGGCACCGGCCACGGCGGTCGTGACGCTCACCGGGGATCCCGGGGCGGTGGTCTCCGCGGGGACTCGAGTCGCGACGGTACAGCCGGTCGAAGTCCCGGTCGACCTGTTCCCGTCACAGGACACGGAGCCCGGGTCGATCGCGCTCGCTGTGCTCGATCGCGCTACGGTCGCAGAGTCCTACACAACCGACGCGGCCGTGACGCTGCGACGCGTCCGCGGCGTCGAGCCCGGGACGCTCGACGAGCTCGAGGTCGGCGAGCTGTTCACGACGATCAACGACACCCATGTTCCCGGCTGGGTTTTTGCCTGTACCGGAGCCGGCGATCTCGGCGACACGAACTCGATCGCGCTGATCGAGTCGATCGGTGGCGACGACCTGACCGCCGACGGGTCGGCGACGTTCAAGACCGTGGGCCGCGGGACCGCGGCAGCGACCGTCGAAGTGACGTCGGCCGAGCCCCTGGCGCAAGCGGCCGACGCGGGAGCGTTCGTTCAGCTCGGGGCACAGAACGACAGCGACAACATCGTCGCCGCCGCCAGCGGGATCGTGCTCGTCGAGGATCCCGTGCCCGGCCTGAGCAACGTGCTCAATCTCGCCGCCGGTGCCGCGGGGCGGCTGCTCGAGGTCGACGCCGATCTACTCGCACGCGCGCGCAAACCGGGCGCTGCGGCTGCCGGGCTCGGGACCAACCACGGCGTCGGCGACCACGACGGGTCGACGACGGACGCGCTGGCCGCCACGGTCGACGCCACTCTCGCCCGCGTGCCCGGGGTGATCTGGTCGCGGACCGATGTCGACTACACGACCCGGCGGATCACGACGGCGGTACTCGGAGGCCGTGACGACCAGGTCGCGCGGGCGCTCTACGAGATGATCCCGGTGGGGTTGCTTTTCGACGAGGGCGAAGCGATCTCCGTCCGCGGGCTCGACGGCCGGCTACACACGGTCCGCGTAGCTCGCCCGGACGTGGAGCCGATCGACGAGATCACCGCGACGCTACTGGTCGACCCGGACCTTTACCCGGGCGAGCTCTACGCGCTCGAGACCGTCCACGCGCTGACGTTGATCCCGAACGTACCGGTCCCGAACCTGGCCGGCGCTTCGGACCACCGCCGCGA